CTCGAGACTGCCTAGCCTTTACTTGGAACTCTAGCCAGTCATTCCAAAGACCAGGTCGGCCTTTGTAGATCATCAGTTCTTTTAACTCTTGCTGCTGTCGTTTGAGTTCCTCAAGAGCGAAAAATTCTTCAAGGTCACTTCGCTGATCTGGGGGCTTTTCTTCAACCTTCTTCTGTAGATCATTCTTTGCGTTGAACCAATCAATAACAGAACGGGCTGCACTAGCAATCTCACCAGAGTTAGCAATCGCCTCTTTGATGACTGCGAACGCGGCATTGGCCGCCGCAAGTTCGACGAGCATGATTCATGACCGATCTTGCTTCTGTTCCAGCCTTTTGAAAAGAGCGCCGATAAGTTCTTTAACCTCATCGAAACCTCGCTGCATATCTCGCTTATGGTCGGCCATCGCGTCCTTGAAATCATCGCGCCGCACAAAGTCTTGGTGCATCTTCTGATCTAGGTCTCGGATCTCTTTACGAAGATCCTTTATGGTCTCCCAGATCTCTCTGGCAAACCAGCCTATTAGAGACATCATCGTGCCTAACGCGATGTTGATGACCGTTTGCCATTCCATACGACACCCTCTGGGAAAAAGACTGCCCAGATAGTAAATCATTAAGTATTACAGGCAAACTATTGTTCGACCTTGTACTTCCCGTCTGTATAGGTAATCTTCGGCGGCGTACTGTAGCCATACAACGGACGGTTTTGCATCTGGTCCATAAGGGTAGATGATGGGGCAATAGTGACCTTTATGCCGCGCCAGATAGCATCTCTTAGCCAATGCTCGACGCAGGCTCTACCGGCCTCCGCAAAGCCCTTGTTGTTGGCATAGGTGAAGTCCATGCCATAGAGCTTGATGTGCTTCACCCCAAGATAGATCGCGTACAGGATCGCGTACACCGTCGTGTTGTTGATGTACGGATACTTGACCGTGTTTAGGACTTCCTCTAGCGGGTAGGCAACCGCGCCAGGAAACTCAGGATAGGCTCGCTGGGCATATATCGGACCAGGATGCTTGTGCAACCAGTCGGAATATCCGACAAGTCCAGGGTTCTCCGATCTGCTTACCTTTGCGAAATAAGGCAAGTCATCCATAACGAAAAGCCGGTCATGCTGAATGATCCCGCCCATCGCATTTATCGCCCAGGTCTCATCTGCTACCTGGAACCGAGAAGATCGCGCTATACATTCCTTTATGTAGTCCTCTCGGCTCGGACCCATTGCGACGATTGCTACTGTATACGGCTTACCACCATCCCCTGTGCTTGTAGTCATAAAACCCCCATGTAAGAGGTTCTATTCTATCAAGTCGGCTGGCTAGGCCATACAACAGAAAAAGGAAAACCCGCTTGGTCTGTAATGTCTCGCAATGCCTGACGATAATTCGCCCAGGTCGTGCGATCTACAGGCGCATCTAAGACTTGTGTCCAGTCGCTGTCAGACAAGAGTTCATTACGCTTGTTGCGAATCTCCACAGACTTGCTCGCAGTATCAGCAGCAATCTGGTCTGCATCTTTATCGACCACAGTCTTGGTCATCGTCCATACACCATCGACTAACTCAGGCATATAAGAAGTTTGTACTCGCTGCGTTGCAGGGTTATAGTCTGGCGTGGCCTGAGTCTGTACCTCGACCATGCCATAAGCTGCAAGAATTTCTGGCGGTATTATCTTGGGAAAAGATACTTGCGGATTGTCACGGCGCAGATCGCCAATCGTGTATGTGAACTTGGTTGCGATGCCGTTTGTGATTAAGGCGTACATGGTTTTCCTTTACGAGATCTCGAAAGTATATACTGCGTCACCGTCAGCAGATAACACAAAAAATAAAGACCCATCTGCAAAGTATATTGATGCTGGGCTTGTAAAAGCCAAAACAGGGAGGTTCTGAACATAACTTGCTGTCGAAATATCCCAGGGCGTAGATAATGTATATTCATTTATATCATCACCAACGTCACCGGCAACATATAACTTAGAACCGCCATCGCCAATAAACATCCCTTGCGGAGTTGTATCTTGAGAAGATACAGAAAAGGTGCTAGCAAAAGATGCTGTTGAAATGTCCCAAGCTGTTGACAAAGTGTATTCATGTGTTGAATCACTATCCGATCCAATGATATACATTTTTGTACCATCGTCTTTGAAAAATACATCTTCTGGAGCGGTCTCTTTTGCGGAAACTGAAAAACTGCGAGTAAAAGAAGCGGTGCTTACATCCCAAGCAGAAGACAAAGAGTATTGATGAACAGAGTCAGAAACGATCCCAGTAATATACATCTCAGTACCGTCTGGCTTGAAAAACAATCCAAATGCGTCGGTTTCTTTTGCTGATATAGAAAAACTTTGAACAAAAGATGCGGAAGAAACTAGCCATGCTGTTGATAGATCATATTCATTAACATCATCACCAGCCCTGCCAATTATGTACATCTTTGTTCCGTCCGGCTTGAAAAACATTCCTTCTGGATTCGTCTCTTGGGTAGACACAGTAAACCGATCTCCAAAAACAAACTGCCTAACCGTGTCTAAGGTTGATCCGCAAGTCCACATATACAAACCATCGTCTCGCACAAAATGGGCAAGTTGACCTGAGTCGCCTGTAGCAATTGAACCAACAAAACTTGCAGTAGTGACATTCCATGCGGTGCTTAATGTGTAGTAATTTATATCCACCCCAGACGAACCGCCAACATACATTTTTGTGCCGTCGCTTGAAAACTTTATATCGACAGGACCAGTCTCTTGTGATGCAACGCTAAAGTTTTGCAAGTAACTTGCGGTGCTTATATCCCATGCAGTAGATAAATCGTACTCATTAACATCGTCACCAGATTGACCAACGACATACATCTTTGTGCCGTCTGTTTTGAAGGCGACACCAGATGGAGAGGTCTCTTGGGCAGATACACTAAACGCTCTAACATGGCTACCAGTGCTTACATCCCACGCTGTAGACAAAGAGTATTGTTCAATCTCGTCGTTAGTAACATCAACAAGATAAAGCCTTGTCCCGTCAGGAGAAAAATACAAACTTCTTGGGTTTGAAGACTGAGCAGAAACAGACAGGGTTGAATCAACAGATGCAGTCGTAACATCCCACGCAGTTGACAAAGAAAATTGCCGAACGCCATCAATACCATTGTCGCAAATGTACATCTTCGTTCCATCATCTTTGAAATATAAGCCGGTGTTACCCGTCAAAGATGTTGCAAACGACTTGCCTGTATAAAACGCTTTCGTTACATCTCCGGCATAGGCGCTTATTGGTTTTAGTCTTGCAAAAGCTAAGTCCCAAGCATTTGGAGGGCCAGAAGGTGCGGAACCCCTAGCCGCAATCTTTAATACGTTCATGGAGAACCGACCTCAGTACCGTAGATCGTAGAGCCGACCTTGTAAAACAAAATCCAAGTATAGCCAGAGGTAGCTAGTGTCGGGGCAGTAGCAGTACCGCCAGCTTTGACCCAGGTCGGGTTTACTGTTGTCCAAGTGATTGTGTAGGCAGTACCGTCATCAATACCAAGCAGCACCACCTGGCCAGCCTCAAAGTTAGTCGCGGCAGGAGTTCTTGCGGCTCCTAACGTAACGATCTGAATAGATCCATTCGCAGGATCAATCTCGAATCCTGCGCCATCTGAAATGGTGTAGACCGTATCCTTTAATTCTTTGAAAGTTTGTTGCGCTGTCCATGACTGAGCGACATCGAGCTTCGCTGTGTCTGCGTCATAGGCTTGGACATCCGTACCAACCACTAGGCTTAAAGACGTTCTGGCAGTCGAAGCATTTAAGCCTGTTGCGCCACCATCCCATTTAAGTCGGTCTGTGTATGCCGTATCCCAATTAGATTGGCTTGCAGTTGTTGGGATTGAATACCCGCTTTGCAGGGAGACCGCCAGTGTCCCGCTTGTGGTAATGGGCGTACCAGTTACGCTTAAACCCGTCGGGACGGTCATCGCTACAGAAGTGACCGAGCCTGTTGCCTGTGGTCCCGTAGGACCCGCTGGACCTGTTGGACCTGTTGGCCCTGGAACTGTACTCGCAGCACCAGTCGGACCGGCTGGACCCGTAGGCCCTGGAACCGTACTTGCTGCGCCAGTAGGCCCTTGTGGTCCTGTTGGTCCTGTAGGTCCCTGTGCGCCGATAGTCGCCCAGCCTGTGCCGTTCCAGCCCTGAAATCCGCTGACCGTAGAGTTATAGCGGAAGGTCTCGTTCTGGCCTGTCCCTAAGACATAGCCGCCGCCATTAGTGTTGTCGATCTTGGTAACGATCCCAAGATACTGAACCTCAATACCTGTCGCGGTCGGCATGACATTGGTATATCCGCCACCAGAGGCGACATAAATATCGTCGCCAGCAGTAAAGCCTGTGGTTGCTACGCCTTGGATTTCACCCAGAAGGATTAATTCGCCTTCGGCTTGATCTGCTAGAGCCTCTCCGAGAATACCGATGCAAGGCATTTTGGCAGGATCAGAAGCGTCTGCCGCGTCTACCTCTATGGTGAACCCAGAGCCAGCAATCCCGACCTGATAAACCGGCGTACCCTTCTGCAATGATCCACCAGAGACGTTCTTGCAATAGCCTTTAAGAATGCTTGCGTGAGCGCGATCCGTCCAGATTAAGTCATAGTTGGTGCTTGTATTCTTAACGAGATACTCACCAGGCAATCCACCAGTAGGTAAGCCTGGTCCTGCCGGTCCTGTGGGTCCGGTTGCGCCCGTCGGTCCTGCTACACCTGTGGGACCTTGTAACCCCGTCGGACCCTGTAACCCCGTAGGTCCTGCTGGCCCAGTAGGTCCAGTTGCACCAACTGCTCCCGCTGGTCCTGTAGGTCCAGTCGAGCCTGCGGGTCCGGTCGGTCCTGGTACGGTAGAAGCAGGTCCAGTCGGACCAGTAGGCCCAGCCGCACCTGTTGCCCCAGCAGGTCCCGTAGGCCCTGGAACTGTCGAGGCTGCTCCTGTAGGTCCTTGTGCGCCAGTAGGTCCAGTTGCCCCTTGCGGACCAGTCGGGCCAGTAGGACCAGGGACGGTACTCGCTGCGCCTGTAGGCCCCGTTGGGCCAGTTAAACCCGTCGCTCCTTGCGGACCTGTCGGACCTGTTAGACCTTGTGGTCCAGTAGGACCTGCGATTCCTTGTGGTCCCGTCGGTCCAGTTGGCCCAGTTAATCCTTGGGGTCCTGTTGGCCCTGGGATTGTAGAGGCTGCACCCGTAGGCCCTGTCGGTCCAGTTGGCCCTGTAGGACCCTGTGAGCCTGTAGGACCTGGAACAGTAGACGCGGCTCCCGTGGGTCCGGTTGGCCCTTGAGGTCCGGTAGGCCCTGTGGGTCCAATTGCGCCTGTGGGTCCGGTGGGTCCTGGTGCGCCATTTAATCCCAGTTCTACCGTTAGCTCGGTGTTCTGTTGTTGTATCTCGATGGTATTCATCACGACCCCGCTGGCAAGGTTATGTCTCTGACAATCGGAACCGCAAAGGTATTCGTGCTGCGGATAACGCCGCTCTGGGTTATCTCTATGTCACAAACGAGAGTCTCGACTGGCCAGTCTTCTGTGCTGGTATCAGGAGCAAGAGTAAAAACGCCCGGGTCTGTAGACTGGTTTGCGGGTGTTGCGGTCAGCGTGGCTACCAATGTCTTATTGGTCTGCCGAATCTGGGAACGGATGGTATAGCCCGTTATAGAGGTCGGGACTCCATCTGTCTTATAGGTGCAAGTCAGGGCAAAGGTATCACCCCGTTTGAACTCTGGCAGGCTTGGGTAACTCATGATTTGCCTTCCGAAAAGACATTTACGAATACCGTATTATCAACCAAAGCCTCAATCTCATGCCACTCTTTTGCGAGCAAATTAAACGCACCAGAGTTCTTATCTATTCTTTTTTCTTTGCCTTCTTTCCTGATTACGCATTGCCCAGCTAGGCAGATCGTCGCATGAGAATAGTTGTGTTCGTGTTTCGGTAGACCTTCGCCTGCGTTCGCGTAATAGATGTTGAGTGTTGCCCCGTCATAAGTGAAAGAATGAGACGGGTTTATGGACTTCACAAGTCTTGCGTTCCTTGGGTCTGCGGTTGAGTCGTTTCTGGCTCTGGGAACTTCACGAATTGATTGTTCTCAGGGTTAAACCAGTAACGATCCGCAACAATCTCATCTGAACAATCTATCCAGAACAATGGCATATCTGCGTGGAATGTTTCTTGTGGTACTACCTCGGCAACACGGTAGCCAGTTTCTCTTTGTTCATTAGTTGCTATTAGTGCTTTCATATTTATCACCATTCAAAAATAACTACGCCTGCGGCACCTGCTCCTGAAGATTGTGCATAATTAGCGCCGCTACCGCCGCCACCATACGGACGTCCAGCAACTCCAGTTACTGAAGGAGCTTGCGCCCCTCCTCCCAATGTTGAAGAGCCTCCTTCTCCACCAAGACCGAATCCTACTGATCCTCCAGACCCTCCAATATTAAGATCGCCATTTGAACCCAACCCTCCAGCGCCTCCTGGTACAACACCACCACTACTACTAGTTCCAGCAGCGCCTCCTGTTGCTGATATGGTTGTTATGCTTTGAGTTCCAGAGGCAACTGACGATGTTGAACCAGAAGATGTTGCTGCACCTCCAGCACCGACAGTTACTGAAAGAGTTCCACCCGTAACAGTTAACCATTTTATAGCAGTGCCTCCTCCACCACCTCCGGCCCCAGGCGCTCCACCACAAAACGGCCAACTATTTCCACCACCTCCACCACCACCAACAACAGTAACCTTTAACCGCGTAACTCCTGTCGGAATCGTAAAGGTTCCATTGCTAGTAAAGACTTGAGCCTTGGCCGAGAACTGTGTTGCCTTCTGATAGATCTCAGGTGCGCCACTTGCGCCTTCTGCTAATGCGGTCGTGTTGTCCTTTATGGCAATAATGTCTACCGAGCGTATAGGATCGCCTGGCTCTAGGTTGCTATCTAATACATTGGTCCACGTTGCCATTTATTGATACTCCCATCCTGATGATCCGTCAGGCATAAGCCCGTTCTCGTCTGAATACCAAGCCGCATTTCCATCTATCTCGTCTTGGGTTGCGTATACAAAGTCTGGTGCGTACTCGTCTTGATAGAAACCAAAGCGCGTACCTTTGAAGATAAACCTCTGCATCTCATATTGCACCACCTCGCCTGGTAATACTTCCTCCACGCTCAAGACTTGATACCTCTCAAGCGTTGGCGATCCTGTGAAATCTACTATATTCCTGTGCAATATATCAACGACATCGGCAGTCCAGACTGCGCGATCTTTAGCGTCTACCCGTAGCTTTAGGATCTTCGGGTTCTCGAAAGACGCACCAAGCAAGCGAGCAGATAGGTTTATCGCCTGGGCATCGTTCTGAATCCACCTGGCATAGATCTTTCTCACACGCGATTCGCCATACTTTTCTGCGCTTTCTGCGTCCAGATCGGCACGAATCCGCAGCTTTTTGTAGTTGCTCTCTTTTTCTACATCCTCGGCTTTGTTGTTCTGGTCCCAGTAGACCCAGATCTGAGAGACGCGATTCTTAGGATCAGTCGTCAGCGAGACCGTGTTCTCGATGATGTTGGCATCGTCGGTGAAGGTCGGAGCCGTACCGATAAGCGGTCGAATGGCGCGGAGCTTGATCTCTTGGTCGCGCTCATCCCACCAGATGTATAAGAGCACTTGCTGGAGGATCTCGCCTAATACTTCACCCACGCCTTTAGGCTGCGAGAGGATTGCTGAGACATTGAACTGGGCAAGCCAGACTGTCCCTTCTGATTGCCAGTCCGAGTAAGGAATGAATGAGGTATCTATTCCCGCGTAGTTCGTCAGCAGATCATAGATCACATCCCAAATGGGTTCGTCGTCGTACTCGGTACAAATCTGCACCAGCGTTCCGGCATCGTGATCGTCTGCAATAGATCCATTCGTCGCCCTGGTAACTCCGGTCAGGCGCACATAGTCCACGCTGCTTATCGTTGTGATGGCAGAGGTCGTATAGGTTATGAGTTCGTCATCTATACGAACGATCCCAGGCGCAGGGTAATCAGCAAGCACCGCCAAACCGATGTCTATAGTCGTGTCTGTGGTGTTGATGGCGATCCTGAGTGTTCCGGTACTAGGAGCAGGGACTTGCGCCTTCTGCCGATCTGCGAGCTTTAGCGGGTCTTTAGCGACGATCTGAACTCGGCCATTAGAATCTGGGCCTTGTACGGAATCTATAAAGTAAGACCTTACCTTGTTAGCATCAAACGAAAAAGAAGTGGGCCTAGATATGCTTATGGTCAAGCCGATGTTGTAATCGCTTCCGCTTCCACCAAATGCAGCAGGGTCTATTGTCGTTGTGGAGGTTGTTACTTGCCTAGCCAGCATTACCGTCTGCCCGAGAACCGTTGCTTCTGCGGTAATGAGATCAGTAAATCCAGCGGGAGCAGTTACGCTAGAGGCGACGTTGTCATCATCTAAAAATCCAGCCGCTATACAAAGACCGTTTTGAAAAACAGTTGACTGAGATGGCGGGTTAGGCATCCCTGTAGTCAAACCAGAAGACACAACATTTATTGTTGAAAGCTCGATATTTCTCAGCACTAGAACGATTCCAGCCGTTGCAACCAGTCCCGTAAAAGTCACGGATGTGTCTATAGTGTTTCCGACCACCTTATAAGAAAGGCGGGCAAACTGTAAACCAGATGTGTATTCGCCAACGCTCGTATAGCCAGATGGCAAACTTGGATTTGAACCGTCGCACCCAGCGAACAAAAAAATCACATCGTTCTTTTTCAACCCGCTTGGCATCGTGATCGTCGTGCTTGTAGATCCTCCAGCACCAGATTGCCCCACCACTTCTATATCTGGATAGTCATCCAAATACTGCTCGTATATGCGTAATGGGCGATTCTGATAGTACGGATTTCTTGCGACCCATTTAGACCAGAAGGTTCCACGCTCTAGCGGGTCATAGTTTCTGTCGGATAGATAAGGATCAACTAAGAAGTCGGAGTGCGGGTGGTCATCGAAGACGATAGTTGCCGCAGCCCTTTGGCCTAGCGGAGAACTATTGCGGTCCTGATTTGTAGGGTTGATCTTTGTCGGTGCGGTAGATACAGACGCCACGCTAGGAATCAAGTTCTGGTTTTTTGGGATATTAGAGGCGGGCTTACAGAACGAGATCGTGCGCTCGCCCTTCTCATAGTTCGCCGTGTCTTGGCAAGTCGCCAGGGTGTTAAAGCATTTGTTCCCTGGTGTTGCAGCTGTGCAAGGTGCTACACCGTAGGTGCGGGTGCAGAAGTCTTGGTCTATCTGAACCGCGATGAATGGCTCACGGCCTTCTGTGGTCTCACTCAATTGCCAGCCCCACCATGCCGAAAGAAACCTCGACCAGATCCCTTATACCCATCGTGCTGGGCTTTATGTCCTCTGTAGTCCAAACCAGTCCAATCGTCTCTGGGTAGCCCAGCGGCCTCCAGGCAAAGAAGAACGGATAGCGCAAAGCATCCTCAACGAACGGGTCGAAGTTCGTCTTGTACCAAGAGTAGTCCAGATGCCTAAAGCCAACACTCATACTCGAGCCTTGGCGAATGATTGACCGCCCAAGGAACTGCCCACCCTCCGAGCGATTCGTGCGAATCACCGTTTCGCGGGAGAAGTTGATGGGGTTTAGACCTGAGTAGCAAGGTCTCTGCATATCCAGGCTAGTCCCGAAATAGACCACGCCGACAGCAGGAGCAACCGATCCAGATATAGAGATGCGCCAGTAGCGAGCAGAGACAGAAGTAAAGAGGAAGAAGATCGGGGAGTCATCCGTCGGAGTCGTAGAGTCTACGGTCGTCCAGCTAGAGTTGTCGGTGGAATACTGCACCGTTACCGTCGAGCTTGAGCTTCCCAAGGTATGCGCGGCGATCCCGCAATAGTTGACCGCCGTAGAGGTTCCCGCGTCTACAGCCCAAGTTGCAGGCAGAGAAGTCGGCTTCCAGTATTCGTAGGTCAAGCCATTTAGCGGGGCATCGGCAGAGAATCCTGTGGCCGTAGACGAAGCCGTAGCGGTCCCTGTGCGCGTGATGGTGCTATGCCCTATCCGAGAATGGGTAAGAGGTATGGTGGGGCTGTATCCGCTTTGTATGACGATCATTGCAACCTCAGTACCGCACCATCAGAGATGGCCTCATTTATTTGTCCGATAAGACCGCGCACCTGCTCACGACCGAATATCTCACCTGTAAGGTTGATTGTCACTACTTGGCCAGCACCACCGCCACCACCGCCACCAGCAGCAGCGACAGGAGAAACCGCGGTCGCACCGACGGGCGTTGCAGCTGATACAGAAGGGGCGGCAGTAGCAGATCCGAATTGCTGAGAGGCAATGGCTCGCACATTGGCAAAGCCAGCCGCAGCCTGCGCCGCAGCCATAGCAAAAGAGATCGGGGGCGGGTAGGCAGACAAAGCCTTGTTGATACCCTCATAGGTAGAGACGATGGCGTTAGCAATACTCGCTGCCTTGTTGATGTTGAACATCGCTCGGCTTTCGCGGGTAACAGCTTGTGTCATCTGGATAAGAGATTGAGAGACAGTCTTTACTTGATTCGCATAGCTCATCTGCTGGAACTTCTCTAGTTCCGTCATGCTGCGCTTGCGAATCTCGTTCAATCGGTCTTGCGTTTGTTGCTCGAGTTCGATCCTTGCCTGCGCGTGGGCTTCGTCTGACATTAAGCCGATTGCATTTGCTTCGTCTAGGATCTTTCTCTTTTCTGCTTCGTCTTCTATGATGGCAGTTCGCTCATCTAGTAAGCCTTGTCTTACAGACTCAACCCTAGATTGGAGTTGCTCTCGGTATCTTTCTTGTTCTTCGCGAATCTTCTGCTGCATCTCTAGGTAGGCGATAACGTGCTCGTTCATTACGTCGCGTTCTACCTTTGTGGCGTTCGGGTCTACCAATATCGGCGCAGCCTTCTTGCCTGTAGTGGTTTGACGCAGATGCCGATCGAATACATCCGATCCTGCTTTTCCTAATGCTTCCAGTTGGGCAAGCTCAACGTAATAGGCCCGCTGCCGTTGCAGAGACGCGACTCGAGATTGTGCTGCCCTAGTATTTTCTCTGCCGGTAAATCCTTCTAGTTCTTTGTCGATGCTCTTTATAAGTTCTTGGTAGTTCTTAAATGGTGATCGAATGCCAAGTTCTAGTTTGTCAAAGAACGATAAGGCGTTTTTCTGGGCTATAAGGATCTGGTTGGTAAATGTTGTCAACATTGGCAATAATTCGTTGGCAAATGCCATCGTCACGCCACGCAACGAAACCCGCATCCGATCTAGGTTGTCATTGAACTCACCAGCGGCTCTAGCGGCTTCTGGGGTTATCGTTCCACCTAGAGCATCAAGCTCCTGGCCCATGCCCTTGATCCCATCTCTGCCTTGATTGAGCAGCGGGATCATGGTTGTGGCCGACTTGCCGAATATGGCAAGGGCTAGAGCGTTTTTATTCGCGCCATCCTCAAACTGAGAGAATGCGTCTGCGAGGTCTAGCAATACCTCGTTGGAATTTCTAAGTTCCCCTGTGGCCGTCTTATAGCTTATGCCTAAGAGTTTGAATGCCTGATCTGCCTCACCCGTACCCATCGAGGCTGCGCTCATGTTGCGGGTGAGAGCGTTTAGGCTTCCTTGTAGTTCCCCCAAGGAGACATCGGACAATTGCGCCGCATATTGCAGACGGGAAAGCTCATCTACAGATATGCCTGTGCGCTCAGAAAGGTCGTTTAGCGCGTCTGCCGCGTCTATGACCTGCTTAGTAAACCCCGCTATTGCGCCGACAGAGATAACGGCAAAGAGGCTTTTTAGTGTGCTTCCTAGCTTATCGCTGGCATCCTCGAAAGACTTGATGCCATCCTTGGCCTGGTTCAGACCTTTGGTTAGATCGGCGGTGTCTGCGCCAATTCTTACGCTTAACGCTCCGATCTCACTCATGTCAGCATCCTATACAAAGATTCCCATTTGTCCTCTTGTGGTGGACACCTTGCATCTACTAGCCACCAAAACTCTGCTGGGTGCATACGCCAGAACTCCGAAGGCTGTATGCCCCACGCACCAACGGCGACCTTATAAGACTCCTTGACTAATTGCTGCCGCCCGTTGGCGCGGCTTCTTCCTTTGGGGTCTTTACTACCGTCTGCGGGATCATCATCGAGAGCAGGACAGAAAGACTCTGGATTGCTGAGTTCTGGCCCGCCCCTTGGAACATCCCCGCATACACTTCCTCATCCTTGACGTTTGCTCCTGCGTACCTAAGAACCGAACCAAACGCCATTGCTAGCTTACTGAGTGGGGTCTTGCCAGTTGTTGCATATTCCGCAAGCTCTTGCAGGGTCACGACTTCTTCTATTACGGCAATCGCGCCCATGATCTTGCCTGCTTCTATCTTATGCTCGACCCCATTCCAGGTAAGAGATACGTCCTCGAATATATTCATCAGCTGGCGTTGTAAGTCCAACCACCAGACGATTGCAGCGAAGCGGAGAAGGTCACCGCGTCTGCATATTCGCCAGACTGCTCAAAGGAAGCCAAGAAGAAATCGCCCGAGATATTTGCGCCATCAGGAAATTCGACGGTAATGTCGGTCAGCATATAAGAGCCAGCTGCGCCGATGATGTCGAGAAGAACCTGGTCTTTGGTCACGCCTTCAACAGAGAGGTCGATGGTATAAGTACCGGCCTCATCGAGCATGGTACGAAAGCCCGAATCGTCGTCGGTCGTTACATCTACAGGCGCACCAGCGATGGCCACGGTCTTAGTGCGGACCCCAGCAATCACCACATTGTTTTTGAGAATCTTTAGTTCTCGTCCAGAAGCCGCAGCCATAATCAAATCTCCTTATCAATAATCAGTCGGAACCGCTGTACACCATGCCTGGTCAAGCCATCGGGGTCTACTAATGTTTCCGAATACTCCGACCAACATTCCACTAGATTGTAGCCCTGCACGGGGATATTCGCTAGATGCAAAGCCTCATATATTGCGCCCTGTATTTCTTTTACCTCTGACCGGCCACGATAGCGCGACCAGGAATGCACCGTGATCGTCGCCTCTTTGCCGTTGCTGGTGTCCGTGTTCCAGTCCAGAGCCGTATCGTCTCCGATGGTCACATAAGGAAACGCTACATCCGATCCTGCGTCTTCTGCCTGCGGGACGGAGTCATAGACACCAGTAACCATATTAGATAGGGTGTAGTCATTTGCCAGAACATCATAGATGGCCTTCTGTATCTCTAGCTCTGCGTTCATTGCATTGCCTTTCGCAGACGGTTTACAAAGTTCCTCCGCTGCCGTTCAAAGGCTGGGAATAGCCAAGGACGAGGACTTATTGCTTCCTTGCCACCTTTTTCCGTTCCAGTTTCAAGGTAAAGCCCGTAGATTACCTCTGTTCCCACAAAAGCCTCTAGCTTGCCGACTAACGCCTTTACAGAGTTGGCTAGGCGACCCGTATCTATGCGCGGCGGGTTAGGCGAGGAGGAGGCTGTATGTTTGATGGTGCGACGATAATATGTGTTTCCCGTTGCCGGTGAAGACTTCATGCTCTTTATGGCGTCAGTACGCACTAACTGAGCAGTCAGGTCTATTACCGCTTGGACCTTGCGCTCCCGCTCGTCTCCGTATTTCTGAAGGTTGCGGATCACTTGCTCGCCGCCGGTAGTAGATGCGCTTATTCTCACGTTGCTACCCCAGATTCCAGGTCAAGCTCGAGGTACTTGTTGCGGAACTCGACATTGTTGAGGTTGCGGATCTGATAGTTCTTGCCCTGGAATACCAATCGATCTCGAGCCTGCACCAGCGGGCTATACCGGATATAGGCGAACTGCCGTTGTATCCAGTTGAGTCTGTCCTGGCTGTTCTGCTCTGTGCCGCCTGTAACGCGTATATAGGCATTAGTGGTGAGGATGGTTTCCCAATCCTTCGTCCAGCCGCCCGCCCCATCTGGAGTGCGATTAAGCCTCTGGATGGTCACGGAATGGCGAAGCATTCCAGCGGTCAGATCGCAGCACTTCACAAGCGGTCCATTACCTTATAGGCCAGAAGTTCTTTGAACTGCGCCGGCTGGCTTGCAGGATCGCAATCCCCGCGATGCTCATAAGACCAGGCGGCGATCTTCATAATGCCCATCTTGATGCCTGCGGGAATGTCGCAGCCCTCTGTTCCATACCCAGCGGTGTATTCGATCTCTAGAATCTCGTCATCCGAGAAGGCTGGAAAGAACTTCTTAAAGTTGATGCGGCCACCAGGCAGATCTACCTCGTAGTCTGTCGCCGGTACGATCTCTGAGTCACCATCCTCATCGATGATGCGAACCTCATCTACAGAGATGAGAGGCGTATAGGGGAGCGTGATCCAGTAGAACGGCTGGCGGTTAAGGGCATCTAGTCCCTTGGTTTCTGTACCCCAGCCTGGGAATCCATCGTAGCGAACGCGAACGGTCTGCTCTAGGAAAGACCGGTTGCAGAAATCCATAGCCGTCTTGGTCGCTGCCTCTAGGAGTATGGGCAGGACCAGGCTGGTTTGTTCTTCGGAATCTAAGCGAAGCCATGCACCTAGCTCGCTTGTGGAGACTGGGCTTCTTACTGCGGGGAGGACGACTGTTCGGTACTGTTCCATTTCTTCGGCCTTCCTCGCTTCTTAGTCGGCTCAACAGTCTTTGTTTCATATTGGACGGGCTTGACCTCGTAAGCCAAACCCGCCCGACTTAACTCTTGCGCTCTGCTAGAGGAGACCTCTACGATCTCCCCAGCAGAACCCAGGGTGCTTCTGATTTTAAGCCTGACCAGCATTAGGTCGAAGCAGGATCAAAAGAACCCTTCACAAA